AAAGCTAAGAGCTAATGTCTCAGCTTACACCGCAGGTACTCACAGCGTCTACGCTACTGGTACTGTTGACTCTCTATAAGAATGTCATTGCTTCTTACACCGTCGCTTGAAAAGCCCAGCAACATCATTCCGTTACCGGGTAACTTCATACGACCAGCTTTCGAAGAGCTTTACGGATTCGATGTACCGAGAGGTGAAGTAATTGACGGAGCGATCTTTACGGAAGCAAGTGAACCATTGACAACAGAACTAAACGAAATATTATTATTTGAACCCGCTTAATACTCATGGCTAATAAAAAGATAACAGAGCTTACCGAAGAGACCAGTCCACAGGGAGCCGATTTACTCGCACTGGTAGACGACGTATCAGGTACACCTACCACAAAGAAAGTAACCGTAACCAATTTAATGGGACAAGCTCCCGTACAAAGCGTTAACACAGCAACAGGTGCAGTAGTATTAGATGCCGATGACATCGACGATGCTTCAACCACCAACAAGTTTGTTACAGCTGCTGACATTACGAACCTTGGTAACTTAAGCGGTACGAACACAGGTGACCAAGACTTGAGTAGCTACTTGCAAAGCGTATCAGCTGGTGATTTAACAGACGGTAACTTTGACGGAACTACTATTGAAGGATTTGACGCTTCAATTGAAGATCAAACAGGAACCACTTATACATTGTTATCGAGTGATAACGGAAGAGTAGTAGTACTTGATAATGCTTCTGCTGTAACTGTCACAGTACCAAGTGGTTTAGGAGTTGGGTTTAATTGTAGCTTCGTACAAAAGGGAGCGGGTCAAGTATCATTCAGTGCTTCAGGAACTACGATCAATAACAGGCAGTCTCACACAAAGATCAACGGTCAGTACGGAGTAGCTAGCATTATTGCTTACGTTGCTGATACATTCGTCCTTGCCGGAGACACCGCTTCTTAATAGATATGTTCGTACTTCCTACATTTGGATTAGGTGTTATCGCCAGTCCTACTGTACCACCGGGAACCTTTGATACAGCTACGCTGGTAAACGGAAACAATGTAAAGAATTTCGAGAACACGATTACCTTTACTGTTCAACCAAGTAGAGATATATCCGCTGGAGATTCAATCACACTTGCTGGATTAACAGGATCACAAACAGCAGATGGTTCCTTAACTTTAAGCGGGGCAGGAGCATCTGTATTTGGTAGTGCTGGTTCTTGGACGCAGTCAACAGGTACGCTTGTACTTACAGTAGATACAGGTCAGACATTAAGCACAGGTTCAGATACTGTTATTACATTTAATATTACCAACCCAGCTACCTTGTCAAGTGGGGTGAGTGGAGTTACTCTTGATGGTGAGAATTTTATACAAGCAAGCATCAGCGGTACATTTTTAAGTGCTGTTGATCTATTCAATGTAACCACACGAGACACCGAAGCGAACATCTTAGCAAGCACACCTACATTATCTGCGGGAGAAGCGGGTATCGCATTCGCTATTCATACGCACGATTTTTACATCTACGATGGTAGTGCTTGGTACATCTATAAGAACGATACAAACTTCAACGACTCCTTAGTATTCCCAACCATCGAAGTATTCGACAACGAGTCTGACTTTATCACCGACACAGGAGCAGACGACTACACCATCGTCCACGCAAAAGACACCGATAAGTTGTATGTGTGGACTGGTAGTGCTTGGCTTGTATACGACAACGATTCAACAGTTTAATAATTAGTTATGAGTACACTTACAACACACACAACAGCAAGTAGAGATTCTCACTCAATAGGACTTTGTAAATTTAACACAACAAGCAACGCTATCGAAGTATCGGACGGCTCAAATTGGCAAGTATACAATCCTGACACAGCAACAGGATGGTCAGGCAGTAATACATACTCATTAAACTTTGATGGTACGGATGATTATTTGAGTGCGTCAAGTATTGTCACCCCTACCGCACAGCAAGGTACAATCTCAGTTTGGATCAAAACAAACACAAATGCTTTCATGCCCATCTTTAGTGTTTCAAATAACTCTAGCGGTGTAATTAATGAATGGATTGTGTTACAGGTAGATAGTGGTGGTAAATTTGAAATCATCAGTAACAGGCTGGGTACAGTAGAGGCTTATGAATCATCGTCCACAGTAACTGATAACGCTTGGCATCATGTTATGGTAACCTCTAGTGGTTCAGCTTATAAATTATTTTTGGATGGTGCTGAACAAACATTAGCAAGTGGAGATAATACAGGAACTTGGATTGGCGATTTAAGTACTAAAACTGCGTGTACTATTGGAGGAATGCGTAGAAGTGCAGACACTGCTAATACTTTCTTTAATGGCAACATAGACGAAGTAGCTATTTGGGACTCCGATCAATCGGCTAATATCAGTACGATTTATAACAGCGGAACACCTAGTAACTTACTACCATTAAACCCTAATCATTTGTGGAGGATGGGTGACGGTGCAGAAGGCGGATCGGGTTCAACTGTTTACGATATGTCGCTTAGTAGTGTTAACGCTACGATTGTAAACGCAACTAGCGGAACTAATACAGCAGGTGCTGCTTACCAATCCGACACTCCATAATTTAATACGATGAGAACATACTGCATAATAGACGCATCAGAGGTTAGTTCTGTAGACTTCAACCAAGTACTTCAAACCTCCGCTGATACTCTTCGTTACTCAGTTGATGGAAGTAAGGCGTTGTTAAAGTACGAAGGCGACCAGCCCTCCTTCCTTAGCGGAAAACAAGAGTACACCCACTCAGAAATTCTAGCGATCCTATCAACAGACGAGTGGACATCTGACGAACTTATTTAATAGCCATGCCAACAACAATACCAACAACCACTTCATCCACTCGTCCAGGTAGTCCCTCGACGGGTGATGCTTACTTTGAAACAGACACGAAGAACTACATCATCTATGACGGTGCTAATTGGCGAGGGTATGTTAGTGATGGTGCGTCAGGATGGTCGGGTAGTAATACATACTCATTAAACTTTGATGGTACGGATGATTATTTAACTACAGGCACGATTGTCACACCTACAGCTACCTCTGGTACAATTTCAGCTTGGATAAAAATACCTACTTCAGCAGGTTCGGCTTTTTCACCTATCTTTTCTTGGATTGATATGAACGCAACATCGGCTACAGTAAAACCCATGTTTGTATATAGACAAGGGAAGTTGAGGTTTTATTACCAAGATGGTTCAACTACTGATATTGTTGAAGGAGATTCTACAGGTTTGAACGATAACGCATGGCATCATGTTGCTGTAACTAGCAATGGTTCTTCTTGGTCAATCTACTTGGATGGATCTGCTGAAACATTAACTGCTACATCAGGATCAAACTCAGGTAAGTGGGTGGGCAATATTAGTGGGGGAACTTTGACTAATACAGAAATTGGAGCTGGTAGAAGAAATGCTACTTTAGGAGGTTCGACATTTGCAGTAGGTAACATAGATGAAGTAGCCGTTTGGGACTCCGATCAGTCATCTAATATCAGTACGATTTACAACAGCGGAACACCAGGTAACCTCTTATCTCTAAATCCTAAAGCATGGTGGAGAATGGGAGACGGAATTGAAGCGAACAGCGGTACGACTATCTACGACATGAGTACCTTTAGTAACAACATGACAATGGTTTCTAGCCCAGCTTATCAATCTGACACTCCATAATTTAAGACGATGAGAACATACTGCATAATAAATTCTTCTGAGGTATCCGGCGTAGACTTTGACCAAGTATTACAAACTTCTGCTGACACACTCCGCTACTCTGTTGACGGATCAAAGGCTCTGCTTAAGTACGAAGGCACACAACCATTCTTCCTACTCGGTAAGACGGAGTACAATCAAGAAGAGATACTAAGCATCTTGAGTGGTCCTGAGTGGACGAGCGACGAAATCTAAACGGTATGCACGAAACAGCCCAAGGGCTATATCATTCGTTGGAGAACCAGCGGTGGTCATTCTTAGACAGAGGTCGTACATCTTCTGAGCTTACACTTCCTTATGTCTTACCACCTGACGGTCACAACTACGCTACTAAGTACTACACACCGTACCAAGGTATAGGAGCTAGAGGAGTATTAAATCTTAGTAGTAAGCTATTGCTTGCACTGCTTCCACCTAACGCTCCCTTCTTTCGTCTTGTTATAGATCGCTATGAGTTAGACAAAGCAAAGGAAGACCTCGGAGTAGAAGGAGCAGAACAACTACGTACTGACTTAGAGAAAGCATTAGCTGATGTAGAGCGTAGCGTATCACAAGAAGTAGAAGTACAGAACTTCAGGAACGGTATCTTCCAAGCACTCAAGAACTTGCTTGTTACTGGTAACTCTTTGTTATATCTCCCTGATGAGGGTGGTATGAGAGTGTTCAAGTTGGATCGTTATGTCGTGAAGAGGGACCCAATGGGTAACGTTACACACATAGCTATTAAAGAAACTGTAGCTCCTATGATGCTTCCTGAATCGGTAAGAGAGGAAGTATATCGCCAAGAGAAAGAGAACAGTTGTGATTTATACACAGCAGTAGTTAGAGAAGATGACCACTTCAATGTTTACCAAGACGTCAAGGGTATGCTCATCGAAGAAAGTGTGGGTAAGTATCCGATTGAAAAGTCCCCGTGGCTCCCATTACGTTACACCCAGATTGATGGAGAGGACTACGGCAGAGGATTTGTTGAGGAGTACCTCGGTGACCTCAAGTCGTTGGAAGCACTTACAAAAGCGATTGTCGAAGGTAGTGCAGCAGCTGCGAAGGTATTGTTCATGGTCAACCCGAACGGTACAACAAGATCAAGAACTTTAGCAGAAGCACCCAATGGTGCAATCGTACAAGGCAGTGAAGCAGATGTATCGGTGTTACAACTTAATAAGTTCAATGACTTCCGTACTGCTCAAGCCACGATGAACGGTATAACAGACCGATTGAGCCAAGCATTTTTACTGACATCTGGAGTAGTTAGAGATGCAGAACGAGTAACAGCTGAGGAGATAAGAATGCTCAGTCAAGAGTTAGAAGCTGCATTAGGTGGTCTATACTCTTTGTTATCTCAGGAGCTACAGCTACCCATCGTCAGTCGTTTAATGGATAAGATGTCTAAGAGTAAGAGATTACCTAAGATACCAAAGGACATCGTTAAACCTACTATTGTTACAGGAGTGGAAGCTCTTGGTCGTGGTAATGATCTGAATAGATTAGATATGTTCTTAGCTGGAGCGAACCAAGTAGTAGGACCACAAGCCGTCACTCAATACTTAAACGTCAGTGATTACTTCAAGCGTCGTGCTACAGCTTTGGGTATCGAGACGGAAGGATTGATTAAGACGGAAGAAGAAATTCAACAAGCTATGCAACAGCAACAGATGATGGAGATGGCACAGAAGCTCGGAGCACCCGCAGTCGCACCCGCCATCAACGCCGCACAGGAGCAGTACATGGCACAACAACAACCACCGCAAGAGGAATAACAAATGGCTGAATTACACCGAGTAGAGATTAACGAGAAAGCACCGAATGAGATCGAACCCGAAGAGAAACCCGTCGAGCAACAACAAACCGAAGCGGAACTACCGCAAGACCAAAGCGACCGCCCGGAATGGCTCCCCGAAAAGTTCAAAGACCCGGCGGACATGGCGAAAGCATACGCCGAGTTGGAAAAGAAACTTGGACAAGCTCCTAAAGAAGATGAACAGGAAGTTGAACAAAGTGAAACGGAAGCTGAGGACGAAACGGAACAAACTGAAGAGAACACTAGTGAAGCGTACAAAGCGGTTGCGGAAGCAAGTAAAGAGTTTTTTGAAAACGACGGTCAACTTAGTGAGGAAACTTATAACGTATTAGAGAAAGCCGGATTACCTAGAGATTTAGTTGACAGCTACGCAGCTGGTCAGCAAGCATTGTTAGCATCTGAAGAAGGACAAATCAAAAGCGTGGCTCAAGGCAACTACGATGCGATGGCTGAGTGGGCGAACGAGAATTTACCACAAGAAGAAATCGACGCTTTTGATGAGGTCGTCACCGGCGGTT